GAACAAAACCGCGCAACCACTGGAGGTGTCATGCGCAACTACATCAAGAACGGGTTCCACCATTTCGACAAGGCCGCCGCCGCCGCAGGGCGCATCGCGCTCGAGGCAGCTCCCGGTGCCGCCGCCGCCGCCGGAGTCGGCAAACTGTGGGGCCCCGCAGGCTCCCTCGTGGGGCTGGGAGTCGGAGCTGCGACCACCGTGATCGCCGCCGAGGGTACTCGGCTCATCGTCCGCAACGGGGGCTGCAAGCCCGAGGTTGCCACGATGGCTCGGGGTCGAAACGGATTGGCGAAGTACCTCGAACGCACCGGCGACGTCAAGGGGGCCAAGGAGTCCCTGCTGGCCGCAGGAATGAGCGAATTGCAAGCGGACGCCCTCGTGGCCTCCCTGGTCGCCACTCCGGCGGCACCCAAGGTGGCAGCCGTCAAGTGACGGTAGCCCCTTGGGTGGGGGGCCTTCGGGCCCCCTTCTTTTAGTTCCCCCTCAGGGCCCGGGACAGTTGCCGCGCCAGGTCCTGGTCGATCTTCTGACTGGGGATCAACACATCGGGACGAGGGTTGAGCTGGTACGACGCGAGGAACAGGAAGACTAGTGCGTGGAGCGTATCGTCCGTATTGTTCGGGGACTTCTTGTACGCAGTCATCCTTCTCTTCTCGTCGTACTCGGAGAAGACCGAAAGCATGTCAGAAGCGAACGGCACCTTCCACTGGCTCCACTGTGGGAAACGGAACAGGTCGCCTCGCTTGATGGCGGCAAACACGGAGCCCAGCACCTCGTGCTTGTGGACCAGGTACCGTCCCAGTTTGGCGTCCCACCGGACGAACTCTCGTGGGTTGGAGTACTGGTATCGATGGATGCGATCCGTACCGAACTCCCGCATCAGTTCGTCGTTCTGGAAGTGCCCGCCACCGTAGTCGACTCCTACTCGGCGAATAGAAAACTGCTTGATGAACTTCTTGACCTTGTCGAGCTGGACTCTTGGCTCTTGTTCCGGGCCCTCGAAACGGTGTGCGTAGAACACCGTCATCCGCTTATCGGTGCCCAGGTACGCACCCAACACGAGGATGGTGTAGGAGTTGGTGCTGTCCTGTCCCCAGTCGATTCCTGCGAAGATCGGTCGGCGGCGGAGCTCGGGCATCAGCTCCCGGATCTTCTCAGCCGCCATCGACAGTTCTTCGTCACAGTTCCTCTGGACGTCGGCCCGACTTAGCGGGCGCTGACCCGAGTCAAAGCTCCGTCCCAGGACCTCGTTGTAGAACCGCCCACGAGGGTAGTGCTGCTGCTTGTAGAGGATGTCCTCCCACGCAACCCAAGGCACCATGAGCTGGGGGATCCGCAGCCCCTCGTACTGGACCTCTCCTAGCGGGGGCCCTAGCCGCACCCACTGTGCCAACGGGTGGTCGGGTCGGATGAGGTTCCCGCAGCGGTCGCACGACAGCCCTTTCCGCGCGATGTTGCTCTCGTCCAGAATGTTCCAGTGCCACGAGCCCGGGTCCTTCGGTGTTCCGTGGCGCTCGCAGGGGACCGCCCACTCGCTCTGAGTAGAGTTCTTCGCCCAGTAGTACTCAATGGGATTGTCTTCCGACTTCGGAGTACCCGAGTACACGAAGTAACGGAAGGGGCTGTGAGAGGATGCCTCCTCGATGACGGGGATGTTGTCCAGGAGGATGTCCTGAAACTCATCCAGGAAGATCCCATCCGCAGAAAGCCCACGACACCGGTCAGCGTTGAGGAAGGCATAGCGAAGCGTGACTTGGCTCCGGTTGATAGCCTTCTTCTCAAAAACGTTGTCGGTCAGCCTCGAGGGGAACCACGTGCGCAGAGCCGGGCACGTCTCCATCAGTTCTTTTAGTCGGTCGTTGGAGAACTGTTTGGTCTGGGTACTCGAGGGGGAGACGTACAGCACACGAAAGTGCGGAATCAGACACGTGTACACGAAGGCCTTGATGGCCAGTGAAGTGCTTTTCTCAACCTGTCTCCCGGTCATCAGGAGGATGCGGTCGGAAGGGGTGTTGTGTACGCGCCGAAGGTACGGTCGTTTCTCGAACGAGAACGCGGTGAGCTTCCGGTCCTTTCCGGTGGGGAACTGGATGACTTGCTCAATAAAGTCCGATGGACGGAGCTCGTAGGCGGCGCTCATCTCCTCAAGGTGTTTCTGGACCTCCCATGCCTCTGCCTCCAGAACGGGGGACTCCCACTCCCACTCCTCAGTTAGGTCTTCCTCCGGGATAGCAGGCAAAAGACCGGTTATGGGTGGGTAATCTTCGTCCATAATCCTGCCATAAGTCGATTAACCAGGACTATCAAGGAGGTGTCTGGTGGATCGTTCGTATGTGGTAGTGGGCGTCGAAGCGTGGTACGTGCCCGAAAAAGAGGAGGGGGACACTGTTTATCCCCCCGCCCTCGTCCCGCGGCTTCGGCTGCTGTGGGTCGAAAAGGGCCGCGTCCGGGAGGGGGTGGCCGCAGTGTGGCACATGTACCCCGCGGAGCAAGGGGCCATTTTGGTGGAGGAACTCCTCCACCACTTCCCCCTGGGGTCAGAGGTGAACTCGAAGGAGTTTATCGGACACGTGATGAGCGGGCTCCCTCCGCTGCCGAGGGAGCACGCGGAAACGGTGCTCACCGCGCCGGTAGTGGGGTACTACCTCGCCTACCGGACAGGGCGGGGGGCGCAGGCCCCCTGCATCTTCATGCACGTGGCGGTGGGCGGTGCGGACGGCACGGAGTTCGTCCGTGCCGAAGGCGAGGAGGCGGGAGCGTGGCCCGTGCCGGCCGACGAGGATCCGTGCGACGCGATGCATGCCCTACAGCGATACCTGACTTTTTGGATGGAACCGGGGGCGGATGTGGACGCCCGGCTCGTCGAGCGGAAGGGGCGTTCGAAGGGGGCACGCGCCCTTCGGCGCTACGTCCTAGTGCCGGGCGAAGGTCCGGGCGAAGGCGTCCCCGAAAGGGTCTGGGCCCCGCCCCAGCCCGGGGTAGCGTGACCTCAGAGGGCCCTCGGTCCGTGGAGTGGGTGAACGGTTTCGTTCACTCGCTCCACGAGGCTATCCAGTGCGTATGGCGCTGGGAAGTCGTCACCACCGTGGACCCGATGACGGTCCTTCTTAGGGTAGACCTGGCGCCCGGGAATGATTGGGGGCCCTACAAGAAGAACACTCGACAGCTCCTCAAAACGTGGGCAAAGGAAAACGAGTGCGAGTACCGAAAAAGCAGCGTGCACAAGAACATTCTCGTCGCCACCATCCACCTGCGACACCTCTCGAGGAAGAAGAATCAGGACCCGTTCAAAGACAAGTCATCATCGGGGTAGACGAAGTAGGCGTAGGTCCCATCGCCGGGCCGATCGTAGTCGCGGCAGTAGCTCTGCGACCCCCGACCCCCTTCCTTCTACAGTTCTCGAAGGAGTGGTGGCCGCTGGCCGATGTCCGGGACTCCAAGAAGATCAGCAAAAAGAAGCTGCCCCTCGTGTTCGACTCCCTGATGGCCTTCTTGATTGACCAGTGCGGTGAGGTGGGCTGGGGGATTGCCAGTGTCGCCGAGATCGACGCACTCGGCCATGCAGATGCGTACTACCGTGCCCTTACTGCTGCTGCCCGAAACGTCTCAGACGCCCTAGAGGAAGAGCACAAGCTCCTTGTCGTCGACGGCGTCAACTTGATTCCCGGGGTAACCAGACAAGTTGCCGTCCCCAAGGCCGACCAGAGCGTGTTCGTGGTAGCCGCTGCGTCCATCATCGCCAAGGTGACTCGCGACCGCATAATGACCGAGCTCGGAGAGACCTACCCAGAGTACGGCTTCCGCACCAACGCCGGTTACGGCACGAAGACCCATATCGAGGCGCTGCTCGCCCACGGCCCGAGCCCGCATCACCGCGCGAAGGCCACTGCGACTACAATCAGAAACGCGAAGGCCAAGCTCTAGGCCTTTTCGTTTAGCTCGTGTATCGCGCCCAAGACGCTGACACGGTGTACGTGTCCGCGCTGGTGAACTCAATCCACCGCTTCCCGCGCTTGGTCAGGTCCGCGACCTCCATGGTCCGAGACACAAGCTGGAAGAAGCCGATGGTGGCGATGGCGTCCGCACCGAAGGTCAGCGTCCCCTGCGCACGGGGCACCGTCTTTGCCTCATCCTCGAAGATTGTGAAGTCGGTGGTGGCATCGACCCCTGCGGTGCGCTCGATGACCAAGGATTGAATGTCAACCACCTCGGGCATGTCGGTCATGTCGGGGAAAGACGAATGGTCGTAGTCCACCTCGACATTACCCGTCGGGTTCTCGCCGGCGTGGTAATTGATCACCACTGCGCCAGTGTAGTAGTTGATGGTGCCGCGTCGGCCCTTCGTGATCTGCTCCAGTAGCACGCCATTGCCATCGTCGATGATCGTCGGCCCCGTACTGCCGCTGTCGTCGATAACGACGGTCCCCGGGATGACCACTTGGCTGGCCGTAGTGCCGGTGAAAGATGCTGCCACAGCCCCCAGGACCTCCCCCGTTACCGAGGTATGCCTCGAGCCGAGCTCCACCGTGCCGGAGCCAGCGCCGCCGGAAACCCCCGCACGCCCCGGAGTAGGGTCGGGAACGGTGCTCGGAGCGCCGTCATCGAAGAACACATACGGGTGCCCCGAAGCGTTCGTGTAGGGCCCACGCAAGTCCTCGAGGGACAGGCCGAGCTTCCTTGTCTCACGAAGTAACTCGACCTCGTTGCGGGCGATCAGGACCTGGAGCATTCGTTCTCCCGAAGCTGGGCAAGGGCGTCGTCAACCAGCTGAAGGAACCCGTGAAGATGCCTCTCTACTGAGAAGCCGGGGCGCTGGCGGATCCCCTGCATGAGCAGACCGTAGATGTCTCGGGTAGCGCTGTCCAGCGCGAACCCATCGGTCGTACCGAAGTGCGACTCTACACACTCCGTCAGTAACGCAGACATGAGGGGCGCGGAACCGCGCACGTCGGTGAACTGCACCACTTGGTCGTACTTGCCCCGGGGGGTCAGGTACGCGTCGAAGTTCTTGTATCGCTCCCCCCGCTTCAAATACTCGGTGTCCACCGAAAGGGTAAGGGGGGTGCCCATCTGTCGCCGCGTCACTTCAGCCGTGTCCATGCCTACTCCTTGCCCCGCTGCTTACTCGCTGTGCCTGTAGGCGCCAACTCCGCAAGGGACGGTACGGTTTCCTCGTGAGGGACGACTCGGAACTTGTCGAACTTGTTGAGGATCTCTTGTAGGGCAGTATCACCCGCCTGTAATCTCTCGTCAATCTTAGCGATGCTCCCCGTCAGGTCCTTCAGCATCCCCACCTTGTGCACCGAGGCAGGCAGTGGTTTGATCTCCAAGAAGGTGTGGTAGAGCTCTGCCTGGATCTCTGACAAGATCTCCTGACTGTTAACGGAGGAGGTCAGCCCCGAGCGGTACAGCGCCACCTTTGGCCCCGCCAAGAGAGCTGACCCGAACATGTTCTGAACTGGCGCGGAGCCCGTTCGCCCCGAGATGTCCTCATCCAAGTACACGTACCAATCTGTGACCGACATCCGATCGGTGTTCCAGAAATAGTGACGGTACTCCTCAACGGCCGTCGCCGACAGCCGGACATTCGCCTTCTGCAGACGGTAGGAAGCCTCTCGAGACCCCACACGGCCCAAGAGCATTGTGTCGACCTTCGTCCGGAGCGCCGGATCCTCCATGATGGTCGACCGCATCTCCTCCGTCGCCTTGTCGGGGTGCACCAGGCTGAAGATCTTCTGGGCTTTCAGATAGCGAACAGTGGGCCTGTGCGTGTTGCTCCCCAGGAAGAAGTCCTCCGGAGGGAGCCCGAGCTCCGCTGCCGCTTCGCGGAAGCCCTCCTCACTTACATTCGCGAGACCATACGCCCGCAACATGGAATTGATCGTCGACAGCGCTGGGTCGTCTACCACCAACAGAAGGAACTTGATGAAGTACCAAGCGGGGTGCGCCGTCACGCCAAGCGGCTGAGATGGAGCTGTAGCCCTTCTCAAAACCCTTGCCGTCTCCTTGGCGACTACCGCCCCCACTCTACACCTCGTACTTCTTCAGCGCCTTCAGCCCCATGATGACGTCCTCGAGGCAGTCCATAGCGCGATTTACCGCATACGGAGGAACGGACTGAAGCCCGAGATCCGTAGCCAACGACAGCTCTGCCAACTTGGTAGCGGCCTTCTCGAGATCGGGAAGACCCTCGATGAAGGAGTCGACGTTGTCAGGGGTCAGGAAGTTCAACGCCAGCATGGCATCGACCGTCTGTGCGCCGACAAGCGTCGCAGCCTCCTTCGTAGCGGTCACCGCTACTGCCTCCCGAAGAAGGCAGACAGAGTCAGGAACCGACTCCGTCGCGTAAAGGTGGCGGTTCACCGATGCGACCTTCTCTTGCTCGGCTTCCTCTGTCGTGAGGGGCTGAAGACCGTAGATGTCCAGGGCAGCCTTCTTGACGCACGCCGCCTTCAAAAGCTCCATCGTCGCAGACTGCGGGACACCGGTGCACGCCATCCAAAAGGCAGCATCCACCCACGAATGGGTACCAGAGCCCACCTTTTCCACCACGGGACCAGACAGCTCGCACGTCCCGTCGTCCCATGCGCGAATACGCAACCTGGTGGGGGCCGCAGCTTGCTTGGCCTGCGCCATCGGGTCAGTCGTACCCGAGTGAGGCATGATGGGGTTGTCGAGCGGGAGGAACTTGGCGTCCGAGGGGATGACGATCTGCCCCGCACCCGCAGCCACAGGGCGCTTGATGCCCTCACTGAAGACGATCTGCACGTCGTTGCCCATCTGGTCCTGCGCAGCGTAGTGCGTCTGGCCCTCTACAGACACCTCCCCCAACACCGTGTAGGGAACCGTCACCATCACCGCCTGTGGTGTAGCGATGTGAAACACGCCCAAACCGCGAACCACCTGCCCTTCCGGGAGGTTGAAACTCACGCCCACCAACACGCCCTCGAAGGGCTGCGGCTGTAGCGCGTACTGTCCCCCGTTGGCGAAAAGGTGCATCGCCGTCGTCGACCCGGTCATGGGGTCGAACAGGCCGGGGACTACCCATCCGGTGATCTGCTTCCCGTCCGCAGTGAACACCTTGTAGAGTCCGAAGCCCTCGATGGGCTGCGGATGTTCAATCAAGGGGTCCGGCTCCGCCGGGACATCCGTCATCGTAGCTGCACCCGTCTCGTCCGCGACCTGTAGAGCCTTCTCGGGCACCGCCTTCTTGGCCTCGTCCTTGGAGACTTTCGTCTCCTTCTTCTCTACTCCCTTCGGAGCGGCCGAGACCTTGATGATGTAGCCGTACCCGTCGGGGACGACTTGGATGACGTTGAACCCGCCAGGAGCCGAGCCCTCTTTGCGGAGGGGCGGAATGACGTCTGCACCCTCAAGGGCGTACTCCAAGACCCCTCGAACAACATGGTTGTCGTAGAGGTGGGGCGAGAAGTCACGGTCCTGCCAGATCTGCTCGAACCGAGAGAACGCAGTCTTGTCGATGCGTCCTGCGAGTCGTTCCATCATGGAGACCGACGAAGCAGTCTTCTTTCGCTTCAACCTCCTATCCAACGCCTTGCCTGCAGCTCCGCCAACGTGGACCCCAGCTAAACTGCCACCGAGGCCCGCAAGCGCGCCCGCCGTGCCAAGCCCAGCCTCAAGCGGCCCCGGCTGCTGCTTCGACGCGGATGCTTTCTTCGTTGCCGAAGGGTGGGCGTACCCCCACCGTTCCTTGTCCCACGAACGGCCTTGATACCCGTCGGTTTCACGGTGAATGTGGGCAGCCTCCCACGCCGTATTGTGCTCCTCCATACCCGTACCTACATGGTTCCGGACAATGAACTCGGGAACGTTGTACTTCTTGGCCAGCCCCCGATGGGAGGCACTGAGGGGGGCCGGACCTTTCTTGGCCTTCTTACGCCCGAACAAGCCGGCCAGCTTACTTTCCGCCATGATCACGTCCCTTTCTTCTTGAAGAACTTGCTCACTACCGTACCCGATACCTCACCGGCCACTCCGGAAGCGAGCAGAGCTGCGGGCAGTGCTACCGCAGCAAGAGAAGGGTCACCGAGTAGTGCGCGATACACCGCTGGAAGAACCATATCACCAACTGCACCACCAACTGCGGCACCCGCAGTGAGAGACGCCAATCCCTCGTTACCCGCGCCGCGGGCACCTCCGACGGCCCCTACAACAGCACCGGGGCGTATCCCCGCCATCTTCGGAGACCAGGGAGTTCCCGTCTTCCCTGCCTTGAGCACGTTCGTCTTTAGGGCACCCAGCCCTTGCGAGGCAGTCGACGCCTTGGACTTCAGCGCAGTCATGCCACCCGTAAGGCCGGTCTTTCGCAGAGCAGCCGCGGTACCTTTGATGGCCCCCGACAGAGAAGCGAGATTGGCCTTCTTCGTCTGGGACCGGCGAGCCGCCCACGCTCCCGTACCTACCCCTGAAGCAATCGACCCTAGTCCTGGCTCTAGCGCCTGCAAGCGCTTCCCTGCGTCGCTGAGTCGATTGGCGCGCTCCAGCAACTCGAGAGTAGTGAACCCCTTGTCCAGTCGGATGTCCTTCGCCACTTCGCGAAGATACTGGGCGTGGCCCCCCAGGCCCTTCCCGACTTGTGACGCAGCCTCCCCCGCCACCCCGCCTACGGCTCCCAGTGTCGCGCCAGCCACAGCTCCGCGCCGGGCACCTCTGAGCGCCTTTTGGTTTCTCTCAGGAGTTCCACGCGCGCGGAACGCAGCGAGGCCCCCGCCACCGACTGCTCCCCCTACTGCCCCTAGCCCCGCAGAACGGAGACCCGAGAGAAGAACCTGAAGAGAGACAGGGTCCGACATCAGGCGCCTCCGGCCGACGCCGCATGGTCAATCTGGGAATACCCAGTCTTGTCGCTTCCCGTCAGGAGAAGGACGAGCCCAGGAGAAGGCCTGCCTGCCTGCATCGACCGGTACTCTTTGAGCATGGGGCCAGCGAGGATCTTGCGCAGCTTGGCGGGATCTTTCTCCGCCAACAGCTTCTTCGACAGGGCCGCCGACACGCCCATGACGTAGTTGGTGCCTCGGATACGCAAGAAGGTGTAGGTCGACGGCACCACGCCGGGGGCCACGTTCCATTTCTTCACCTTACTGGCCATCGTCATCCCAGGGATGCGGTCACCAGAGGTGAAGTTGAGGGGGATCATCGCGGACTTCTCGTGAGTCCCCGTCTCGACCGTCACCTTGGCGTTGTACCCGGGGTAGTGCTTGCCGCTCGTCTTCTGGTACGTCCAGGCCGCCAGCTTCGCGTCAAGGCCTGCCATGGTGACCTCTCTGACGGACTGCGTACGGTTCGCGGCCCACCGAGTCTCCCGCCGGTGTCGCATGTCGGCAGACTTCGCGTTGTACAGCAGTGCGGCTTCGTGAAGAGGCGTACCGACGAATTCGTCGGCCCACGACCCTTCTTCGCGACAACTGGACAGCTTCTCCAGCGTTAGCGCTTCCGCAACCTTTTGGCTGGCGTGCTTGAGTCGTGCGAGTCGCGCCTCCAGCTCCGCGCCCTCTACCTGAAGATGCGCCTCGGCTACCTCCTCGGCCGCCGACTTCGCCCGCCGCCGAGCTCGGTTCAGCGCATCTTCTTTGTCCTCGACGAGAAGTGCTTCAGCCTCCTTGTAGAGCGGGGTGCTCTCGAACTTCCGAAGCCAGCGAGCCTCCCAGGAAGCTGATGCGGAGCATTGCGCCCCCTCTGGTACGCCGTACGCCTCCTTGACCATGGCCAGGTGGTCCAGAGCCTCACGCATCAGCTCGTCCCCCGTACTGGCAGACGCACCCTTGCCCAATGTCCCCAGACCGGCAGACGCCGCGTCGTAGGTCCGGCCGAATCCCTGTCGCTGTTGGTACGGCGGCATGATGTCGTTGACGAGCGACTTCGAGCGACGCGGGGCGTCCGCGGGGCTGTCGAAGATTCGCGGGTCAATCATGGCCGACTCGATGCGAGCCTTGGTCAGCGGGTAGATGGTCCCCCCGAGCTCGAACGTCTTGAACTTCTCGAGCTGGCGGTCCTTCACGATGATGGGGATTCGGACGTAGTTCCGTTGGCCCCCTACTTCCTGCGCCGGAATCACCCTTCCGGTCATGTTTCGGACCATCGCGTAGCCCATGACGTAGCCCGACTCTTCGTCCTTCTTGTCGATGACAATGGAGACGTCGTAACGGGCCAAGTAGGGGTGAGTGCGCAAGATCTCACTACGCACGTGCGCAGGCCACTTCTCAGCGTCATCGGGGACCTTTGAGATCCCTCCGACCTTCTCGAACTGGTCGGCCAGCGACGGAGTGGTAAAGAACAGGGGCTCTTGTGTCGCGGTGTACAGTCTCATCTTTCTCCCGTCCTACCCAAGTATATCCTCAAGGGGGCAATCCTAGCTCACGTCCGCGAGCTCGCCCCACTCAATGTACGACCCTTCCAGCAGAACCACCGCTTGCCCGTTGAGGCTGGACCTGAACCGTAGGCTCAGGTCCCCGGTCGTAGACGGCTTCAGGGTACCCTGCAAGGTGACTCCGTGCACAGACGTACTACCGTCCGACGAGAAGGTAATCTCTGCTACTGACCCTATCGACCCCACATGAATGGCGCCATCCCCTGTGCTATTTCGTCGAATCAGATAGTCCGCGTAGAAGTAGTCCATCGCCAGACCAGAGAAGTCAAAGCCAATCCCGTTACCCGAGGACTGCTCTGTCTTGAAGAGATGGGCCCGGAACCAATAGCGAGTCCCAGACTGCAAATCCTCCATGGACAGCCCCGTGTCCCCTGGCGTAGCCGAGGAACTCGAGACGTTGCCCGGGAGGATCATCCGCTTCAAGTCGGGGCCCACTCCCCCGTCCTCAATCTCCTCGACCACTCCGCGGGCAATGGCCTCCGTCATCCAATCCAGCTTGTCGTCCCCCAAGTAGGTGTCCCAGAGCTCGGGGTTGTTCGCCTCCATTGCAGCGTCGATACGGGCCTTCAAGGCGCTGATGCTGATGGCCATTACTGCGTCTTCGTCTTGTTGGAGAGGTAGGGAGTTCCAGCAGCAAGTGACGATGTGATCTTGCCGATCATCGTCCCGATATCGGGAACTACGATACCAAAGGAAGAAAGCCCCGCCTGGAGGGCGGTCAACATGGTCATAAGGTCCGTCAAGAACGTCTCACCAAGGATCACCTTCTCCACCATCCCTGCGTCGGCAATCCCCGTACCGTGTATGGTCACTGTTCCCGAGGCGGAGATTTCGACATCGCCTCCCTGAGTCATGGCCACCCTGGTAGCGAGCTGCCGTAGAGATTCACTGGATACGGCGCCACCCTGGAAGACGGACAACTCGGCGCCATCTCCCCCGCCCATCAACAGATCAGTCGCGGTCACGCTATCTTCGGCGAAGTCCTTCACCTTCAGTGCGAGGGTAGCCTTTGTATTGTCTTTGGTAGGGGACTCGTCGGGGTCACCGGTTGCCCACACAAGAGACCCGCCGAGAGCGTGCATCTCGTATGTCTCCGCGATGTGCAAGATCTTCCCGCGGATAGGGAGGTAGACCGTGCGACAGGTAGGAGTAGCCTCCACCTCTACTACGCCGCCTCTCCGCACACGCACTGCGTTCCCGTCTCGGGTAGACAGGACCACGTCTCCCGGAGCCATTGTGGGTCGGTTCCCTCGATTAGTTCCCTGCTCTCCGGGGTGCGGGAGGTAGCATAGTGCTACAGCGCGGGCGTTCTTCTCCGAGATCACAGCGACAAGGCAGAGCGCGCCGACCTCCGGCATGATGTGTGCTCCCTCCCCGTCAAACCGGTGCATGTAGAGGCTGGGGATCGACATGTCCTTGAACGTGCGCGCGCCAATCAAAGTACGTGTAGACATGGTCCACGTATCTGGAAACACCTCCACAACCTCTGCTAATTGCAGAACTGCGGGGCGGAGTCCGAAGCCAGTGAGATCGCGCGCCATCTATCTCCTACGCTTAGCCTTTGGCGGGGCAAAGCCGAACTCCGCGCCGTGAGCGATTCCTGCAATCGTAGACCCGTGGATATCCGAAGTCCACTTCTGCGCCGCCCCTTCAGACAGCGTCTCCTGCACTCGCTGGAAGTTCAGGCGCTGCAGCCAATCTTCCCGTCCGTCCAGCGGCATGCGGTCCATGCGCCGTAGCAACGGCTCATACTTGACCTGCGGACGTCCCTCGAGCTTCGCCGCCTTGTTTGCCGCCTCGAGCTCGGACAGCGGAACCTTCTGCCCCCGTAGGTACTCGGGGTGGCCGGGAGCATCCAGCACCCGGGCCAAGTTGGTGGACGCACGCACCACCGTCTCGATGTTTCTGCGGTCGGTCAACCGCCCCGAGCTGTTGTACGCCTGGTCGAGCTCGGTAGCCAAGAAGTTCCTGACCACGTTCATGTTCCGCGAGTGACGAAGGATGTCGTGGGGGTTGATGGGGCCTGAAGATAGCGGGGCCCCCTTCTTGATAGGCGCCCCAAGTACGACAGTCGGGAGCTTGTTCCTGTCTGCAGGAATGTGGTGCTCCTTTCGCCCCACGAAAACACTCCAACCACCCGTGCCCGCCGGCGCCACCTTGGTCACCGTTCCGTCTACTTCGGAGACTACTGCAGACCCGGGGAGCGTCTTGGGGACCGCGAACAACTGCTTCACGCGACTGAACGCATCCACAACGTCAGAGCTACCCCCGACGGTGCCGCCCGTGTGGAACGTCTTCATCGTGAGCTGCGTTACGGGCTCGCCCAGCGCCTGTCCCGCAATGACGCCGATGTTGGTGCCGACCGAGTGCAGCTTCCCGCGCTCCCCCAACCCGAAGCACGTAGCGCAAATCCCCCGGGACTGTTCACACCGCAGTGGGGAGCGAACCACGACCTTGGCTACGTTGGCGTTTCGGAGCTGAGTTCGAATCTGCCCCGTAACCAGAGTGCCGGCGCGAAGAACTCCGGTTCCCGACGGCTTGACGTCCTTCGCCAAATAGCGCCCAACCAAATCTGCCTCAGTAGGCGACATCGCGATGCCGTTCGCCGTACCACAGTCGTCTGATGTCACTTGGTAATTGATGACCGTGTTGACGATCTCCTTCGTCAGCGCACCAGGATCTCGAGTCCCCTGGGCACGGTCCAGCGTTCCCTTTCGCGCTCCGTGCATCGAGGTCCAGTACTCGGAGAAAGACAAACCCTCGCCGAACGACTTGGTGATGGGCAGAGGTACTGGGTTGTTCTGCGGGTCGTTGACCAACAGTGGACCCATCACCAGCTGGACGAACTGACGCCATCCGCCGCGAGCTCCGGAAGCAGCCCACTCGTAGATACGGTTCGACGAAGACTCGTACCGAGCCTCGCCTCGTCGCTTCATCTCCTTGCCGGCCTTTTGGTACAGATCGACGATCAACGCGTCTCGCCGGTTCTTCGAGATTCTCCGGCTCCGGATACGCTTCTCTTCCGCTTTCACCGGGGCCAAGATCTCCTCACGCAGCGTTTTACCGTCGTGGAAGTCATCGAGGGAGAACGAACTCCCGTGAAGATACGAGAGCCGGTTCCCGTGGTCTTTCCACTTGTCCACGGTCTTCGCGAAGTGCTCCGGGTGCGCACGGGCCACTCTCGACAGCATCTTCTTGAGGCCTCGCTTATCCAGACGGAAGGTCGCATCGTAGAGCAGCGCCGAATCGTTACGCATCGCAGGTGGCAGAGAGTCCGCCAACATCAGCCGCCCGCCCGTCGTATCTTTGCCGCTAACCGACACGACTTCGTTGGGCCCGAGCGCGCCAGAATGCACCTGGAGCACCGCCTCCTTCCTCGTCAGCTTCTTCGCGGGCTTCTTCACTTCCCACCCCGTGGCCTGGTAGAGCCCCAAGAGGGAGTCCTGTCCCGGAACGGTCATCAAACCGCCGTGGGTCGGGGAGAATAGGTTCTTGGACGGAAGCATCCCATACGCCTCGTCCACCGCTTTCTCCGAAACCGGAACGAACAGCGCCATGGCGTCGCCGTCGAAGTCTGCGTTGAACCCCCCAGTAACCAAGGGGTGGAGTGCGATGGCCTTGCCACTGACGATCCGAGGGCGGAACGCCATGGCGGAGGCCTTGTGCAGCGCCGGGTCACGCTTCATGATCACAGGCCGCTGTGCGACCACCTTGTGCAGCGCATCAACGGCTACACTCTCGTTCTTCCGGATCGACCTCAGCGCCTTGTAAGGCGTGTAGCCGTACTCTTGCTTTAGGACGCGAACAACGAAAGGCTTGTACATCTCCATGGCTACCGGCAGGGGAACCCCCACCTCGTCCAAGCTCATGTTGGGCTCGGGAACGATAGTGGACCGAGCAGAGAGGTCCTGGCGGCGAGAGAGCACCGTGCCCTGGAAGAAAGAGGTCTTGGGAGAAGTACCCTTCACCTTCTCGAGGAGCCCGCGGTGGTGTCGCGTCTTGGCCCCCTCCCCCAGATCGAGGCCTGAAATACGCAGCGCCCTCACGGCGTCGTACAGGTGAGCGCGCATGGCCTGCACCTTCGACGCGGGGGTGGCGGGGTCCGTACTATGGAGCTGCTCGTTGATCTGCCCAACCGAACGGTAGATCGTGTTCAGGTCGTCCGTAATCAGGTCCCCCGTAGGGCCCAGAGAGATGGGGCGTACCGCAGGCGGGAGCACGGGGATCTTCTTGTTCGTGTACGCCTCAAGGGGGGAGACCCCCAGCTTCTGCAGCGCCTGAAGATAGCGGGTCTTGCGGTACATACGGTCTAGCGGCGCACCCTTGAGCTTCGGCAAGGCCGCCTCGGACTTCTTCAGCTCTGCCCCCACGTCAATGGCCGACAGCCTCTCGGTGATTTCCTCGAAGCCCTTCGAGCTCTTGGGCCCCACCAACGCCTCGAACTCCGGCTTCGTGACTCCCAGGAGCGAGCGAATCGGCGTTTCGAAAATAGGGTTGGGGATTCGAATCGCCAAGTCAATGTGGGACCAGTACTGCCCCTTCTCGTTCAAACCCCCGGTGAGCTTGGGGTCAAACAGGCCTCCCTTCTCCTCGAGGATTCGCTCCCCCCTGCCCCAGAGAGTCTTGCTAGGCGCACTGAGTGCCCCGTTGCTAATCGCCTCCGTCTGCTTGTCGGTCATCGGAGCCAGGAGATACTTGTCCCCCTTCTTCTCCGCGTGAATCCCCATAGCCTTCAAGAGCTGCACGAAGTTGTGCATCGCGCGGGACGGACGGGGGTCGGGAAGAGGCCTGCCGGTCATGATCGCCACCCACACGTCATCCTGGTCGACGTCGCTCTTGTACGTGGCGGCCTCTCGGATGTTGTGCTTGGCTCCGTGTGCGAGCATCGCGTACGTGAGGAGCTGGTCGAACTTCTGACCGCCTCCCGGAATACCCGAGCCCGAGGGGGGTGCGCCGTGGGCGGAGTACGCGCCGCCGTAAGATCGTGCGGTCATCTTCTTGGCGACCATGTGGTGCAGCTTCAAGATGTACTGGTCGCCCACCATCACCTGGCCGAGGGACCTCCCGGACTCAGCGTCAAAGAGCTCCTCGGTATCCGAAAGGCCTTCCTTCTTGAGCGCGTCCTTCACTTCCTGGGCGTAGTCAGCACCGGGGCGGAAGTTCTCAGTGACAAATGCCTTGCCCTTCTTCTTGCCCAGCTTGGACGCCGCGGTCTCGAGGACCTGCCCGACGTTCATGCGGCTGGGGACTCCGGCGGGGTTCAGTAGAACGTGTACTGGCTTCCCATCCTTGTCCTTGGGCATGTCGTGGTCGGAGATCACCCGAGACACGATGCCCTTGTTACCGTGCCGACCGGAGAGCTTGTCCCCCGTACGTAGACGTTCCTCAGTTCGAACATAGACGGTGATCTTGTCCTTCGAGCTTGAGACCCGGATGACTTTCCCGCCGTGGTCGTGGTCCCAAACCAAGGAACGGTCTGCGTAGTCCTTTACCAGTGACCGACGGATGTTGGCCAGGTCGCGAGCCACCGCAGAGTCCGGTTCCGTAGGTGCCAGTGCCGCCACGAGGACATCCCCGTGCTCCACTGTCTCCCCTGGGCGGATGATGCCCCGGTCGTCCAGCTTCGAAAGGCGCGCGCCTGACGCCTTCTCGGGCAGAGAGTAGTCGGCCCATCGCTTCTTATCGAGGACGTACCCGGGGAACATGCGAAGCGACTCAGCGTGGAGATGCAACGATGTGAGCTTCTTCGCTGCGGACTCCGACACCACAATGCCGTCTTCGAAGTTGAGCCCGTGGAACGGCAGGTAGGCCACACGGATGTTCGTCCCGAGCGCCAGGACTCCGTCTTTGGTGAAGTTCGTATCTGCCACCAACTGGTGCTTCTTCACGACGTCGCCGACCTTCACTACCGGCTCTGCGTGGATCATGTTCTTCCCGCCGTTAAGCGAGAAGTGGTTGTAGAGCGAGACTGCTGCCTTCTTTCCGCGGGCACCCGTGATGACGATCTCTTCCTTGGTAATGCGCGACACAGTTCCCGCAATCGGTGCCAAGTGCGCGTTCACCCCTCCCAACACTTGCTCGAAGGTAGCCTTCCCGTCCGTCTTGGACTGCACCAGCGGCGCCTCACGGTGCACCAACGAGACCGCCTGCTCCTGTTGCTTCGCGGCCGTCATGGCCCGGTTCCCGTTGTTGTTCTGCAAGAACGGGATGAGGTTGGCCGAGAACGACAACATCGCCTTCGGAGAAGACAAGACGTAGTCGACGTCTTTCCACGCCTTCTGGGCGGTGCGCTTGTCGGAGTCGTAGACGGTTACCTCATCCGAAAGCGGGACCGGCTTACCCTTTTCCCACCGTACTTGGTCGGGGAATGCGACAACAGAGCGCTCCAGAATAGCGGGGGTCGCATCGTGGACCCACTCACCTTTCCGCCGGTCGTAAACACTGGTGTGAAGGTCGTTACCTACCTTCCGGGCACCGAGGGGGAGATGAAGGGCAATCCCCGTATCTTCCGAGTTGCCCGACCAAAAACCTACCTTGCCGGGCATTCGACAATAAAGCTGCCCGCCCTCAACTGTCGCGCAGTAGACCTTCCCGGAGTAGGGCTTGGTCTCGTACTTGGCGGGGTAGTTCGGGTGACGAGCACGAGCGGTCCGGTACCTGTGCTGAAGCAACCTTACCTCGAACGTCGCTAGGTATCTCTCTTCTCTCTTGTCCTCGTAGGAACTAATCCGAGTCGGGTAGCCCAAAGACACCGCTAGACGCTCTACGTCCCGGGCCAACGTTTCGCTGGTAGTCGTGTATACAAGTTGCTTGTAGCTCCTGCCGTTTTTTCGAACAGAGCCAATGCGCCCGTCTCCTAGGAGCAACGCCTCCAACAGCGCCTCTCTGGCGTCCTCGTGCGCGTCAAAGAGGTAGTCGGGGATGAACTTCTCGTGCGCCTTACCAAACTTCGAGCAGTAGGAGGCAAGCTGCTTCGTCGTGATGGACAGGCACTTGTCCTCCCCGTCCCAGTGATGATCGAACGGCAGCCTGTCCAAAAGCGCGCCGATCCGGGCGTACTCATTGGGATGGGCTTTCTTGACTTGATGAATTCTGACGTTGTACCTAGACGCCTTCCCTGCCTCCCTGAAGTAGCAAGACCCCTCGGAAAGGAACCACCCCATAAACTCGGCCCAGTCCGTCATATCAATGGGTTCCGTGACGTTTTTGGACGAGTTGTTCCCCTCGACTACAGGAAGGGAGAAGCTACAAAGCTCCCCGCCACGAACAAGCCCGTGACCCGTATCGAATCTTCGATCCTTCCCGTGAACCCTATCGGCGGTAACGAACCTCCACTCGTCCGGCCGCCAGGGAGTATTTACCCACATTCGGTGGTTCGGAGTCACCTCATAGGCGATCTTCCCCTGGTCCAGACAGTACAAGAGCCCACTGTACTCGCTGACATGGAGTCTCTTTGCCTCTGCAAAAAAGGCGTGCTCGCCTTCCCGGCACAGGAACCGAGTATTCTCCCCGACACTATCCCATCGCCTCCAGCCTTCTCTAGTGAACACCTCTGCGTACGGGGGCCAACACTCGGGTGTCTGGACGACGTCCAAAAAACCCAGGTGGGAAGGGCTGATCCGCTTATCCTTGTCCAGGTTGACCTGCTCCCCCGCCACCCCGCCGAAGTCTCCGCCACGAATCGTAGTACGTAGATAGCCAGAGACGAACTGCAACGGGTTGGTCTGGTCCGGACGCTGGGAGGGACGGAAGACGCTCGAGAGGATCTTGGTGTACGCATAGGGGGAGATGATGTCCGAGACCTTGGTCTTCCGGTCCAGGTTTGCCTGAATCCTACGCTTGATCTCCCACGCCTTCTTGTCGAGGGCCTCCACAATGAAGTCCGCCGTCCCGAAGATGTCCTTGGCCGCCAAGGACTGTCGATCGTCGGGCTTCTCCTTTCCGCTGCTGATTCCCAGTACCTTCTTGGTGGACAACAGCAGGTTCTCCCCATTCACATGGGTGAACTCCTTCCCAAAGGCTGAGAGCATCGCGTCCGGACGGACCTCCGTCCCCGTAAGAAAGGCCTTGCGGACAAAGGCGGTAGCATCCGCTTCCGTAGGCGGAGCCTCCCCTTTGACCGGCCTCTTGAGGGCCTTGTACGCCTTCAGAACATCTTCACGTTGCCGAGCTCCCTTCATGTTCGCGCGAAGAACTTCAGGGCCCCACGCACGCTCCATACGGGTGTCAGACACACCCAGTACCTTGAGAATGGAGTACATCGGGATGTTTGAAGAACTGAGTCGCATCTTCATGGCGCCGGTGGCGCGATTGATGTTGATGTCGAATCCCAGCCCCTTCGCCAAGTTCCACCGAGCAAGCACCTTCCCGCTGCCCGCTACGAAATGGTACGGACGTGAGCGGAGGCGAAACACCGAGTCGTGCTGACGCTCGTGGCCCTCCACGATGTACGAGTACCTCTTGGTCAGCTTGGGTAGGCGCAGGAGCGTCAGGCGTGCAGAGTCAATCTCCGCACCGGTCTCGACATCCACCAGGCGCAAAGACGCCCGAACGGGCACCGCCCACGTTCTCCCGCCCTCCTTGGCATCTTGCTGGGCCTTCACGTTGTCGATGTGAAGACTGGAACCAGGAGTGTCCGAGTCCATGACCTCCACAGACAGCAGCTCTAGCCGGTGCTTCCGGCCTTCGAAGGGGAACTGCCTCTCGAGAGTCTCCTTGACGCGCGCCTTCAGCGCCGCGAACTCTCCTTGTGGATTCAGGTTCGCCATCTACCGCCTCTTTTCGGTCATAAGGGATGTGACGGGTCTAACCCAACGTACCCCGTCGGGAGGTTAGTTGGACAACGGGCAAGAACCCGAGAGTGAAATCGAATGTGCTCAAGATACACCACCAGTAATCTCGCTGGTGCTGTTCGCCCTCACAGTATTCCGTACGATCGGGTACGGGGCACTCATACAAGGAGACAACGAATGCTTGCCAGAATCACCGTCTACCTCTTCGTAAGCGCCTTCCTTTCGGGGGCCTTCATGGGGCTGAAAGACGTTCTATACTCGTGGGAGTAGACCGCAGGGCTAAACTTCGCAGCGCCATAGAGGCGCTGCAGCCCCCCGAAGCCCTGCCAGAACGGGTACCGGGGACTTCTGAGACCACCAAAGCGGCGTGGTGCCCCCTAATCGACCGCCTCTGTGGGATGGTAAACTGCGCCGACTGTACTGCCCTCGAACGCTACTACATCAACTGCACGCAGTCCTGGTTCTGTTCAGTGTGCGCACGCCTGGTTGACGGGGAACGACAACCGTACTGGACAGACGGGCACTGCGAAGAGTGCGGGGACTACTCGATCGTACTGTCCCTGGTGGTGCGCTAGTCGCGCCACCTTTTAGCCAATGGCCCTGCTGCTGTCTGTCTGGCCGGTGGGGTTGGGGGTCTGCAGCGCGTTCGTCGGGTCTGCCTTGGAGCCAGAGTCGTTGAGGAACGGTACAACCAACTTGTACAGGTTGGGGTCCTCAAGCTGAAGTCGCTCGAGTTCCTGGTGCATGACCTGCTGCCCCCGCTCCTCTCCGGTGCGTCGAAGGTACGACGCCGCCTTCCGCGCCAGCGTAGCCAAGTCGACCCCACCTCCTCCTGCCATAGAATCCGTCGAGAGCTGCGAGCCCAGGGAAGCCACTGCAGGAGGCAGAGAGGAGTTGGAGCTCTCGGCCCCCGCATCGCCCCCGCTTCCCGCCTGTGGTCCTACAGGCTGTTGCTCCATTCCGGGCTGCATCTCCGGCTGCAGCTCTTGCTGTACTTCCATCTGCGCACGCATCTGAAGCGCACTGGCCTTGGCGGCGTAGCGAGCGGTATGAAGCTGCGCCTCCCCCGCGATGTCTGCCCCCGCGATCTGAGACTTCCGCTGCACATGCAACTGCGCCCCCAGCTCCTCGTCCTTCCGTTCGGTCTCTTGCTGGAAGTCCATACCGGTCTCTTCGAGCAAGGTCCTGTCGCTGATCTTCCCGGCTTGGTTGAGCTGGAAGAAGAACATGGAACGTTGCAGGTCATCCGCCATCCGGAACCGGTCGAAGTGCGCCTTGATCTTCGGCCACCCCAAGAACTCAGCTACACGTCCCAAGACAAAGTCGACGATCAACTCCTCCCGCTGGCCGTTGTACCCGAGGAACATGTTCTGCAGCGCACGAAGCGACGTGTTGGTCGCGCTCCACTGCAGCCCGCCGTAGATGAACTCCACGGGGACGCCAGCGCCCGCAAGCATGTTCTCCGCGTGAATTCGGAACTCTTGATGAAGGATCAACGCCTTCGCACTGCCTCCGAGCTGCTGGTACCCCACGTTCACCGGGAGCACTGGGATGTAGTTGGGGTCGCGCCTCCAGAGGGCGATCTCCGAGTCGATCTTGGCCTTGTAGACCGACAGGTTCATCGTCCCGAAGTTTCCCTCTGGGAGGGAGTTGTGCCCGGGGAAGATGACCCGAAGGGGGACCACGTGCTCCATGAGCAGCGCTTCCTGGCTCTTCTTCATGACCTGCAGGTAGAACGCATCCTTCAGGAGCGGGTAGATGAGCGGCGTTCCCCAACCTTGGTCGGTCTGCGCCAGTGTCGGGCGCTTGAGGTGGTAGAAGTTGTCGGAGGTGAAGAGAAGCGCCTTGCCCTGCTTGACCGCCAGGACGAACTCCCACGGCAACGTTTCGATGGTGTCCGTTTCCCCGAGCTTGATGTCGTTCTTCATCGCCCTCGGCACTTTGTAGTAGTACCGCGACTTGCCAGTCACCTCGTTGTGCTTGATGGAGACCCGCTCGGGGTTCCAGCGGACGAGGTTGATGCCGTGGATGTTCTTTACCGCGACGTCGATGACCTCCGCGGGGGCCCCGTGTCCGCACCTTGAACACTTGAGGTGGAACTTGAACTGCTTCCAACGGTACCGACTTCGGTGCTCCCTCGCCAAGTGTCTCTTGTTGCAGTTCTTACAGCGGAGGTAGCGGTCGAAAGGCAAGAACACCGATACGAAGGTGTTCCCGTAGGTGAAGAAATCCAGGCCAACTTCTACCTGGAATCGCCGAAGCGCAAGATGCTTCTCCAACGCCACGTACGAGGAACGTAGGGCATCATCCTCCGTCTCGTAGATGAGCTTCGTTACCGGATACTCGGACAGCTTTGACACTGCCGCATTGATGATCGGGTTGGTGAGAGCGTAGTACTTACACCAATGAAGCAGCTGCCTCTGGGTCTCGGGGAGGAACTGCTGGGCGACGTCGAAGAACGGCGACGGATATCGCATCCCAAAAGAGCGGCCCGACGCCGCCGAAGACGTACCGGTGCCTCGCGGGTTGAAGCGATTGGTCTCGCTAGAGATGTACTGCATCGCTACTGCCCCAGCGCCGAATGAGGAACGTGTGCGTCGTGGGAGTTCTTTCCGCGGACCCTTGCTGCTACAGAGTCTAGCCCACGCCCTACCCTACCGGCGGAACGGCGCAGAGCTTCTTCTCCAACGCCGGCCCCGACCAGGTGCGGCAACCATCCTACGCCGGGCAGGTGTCGTCCGAACGTTAGCCCCCCGGCCACGGCTGCGGCGGCCCCCAGCCCACGCTCCCCAAGCCCGCGCTTTCGGCCCGTTGATTCGTCCGTTCCCCTAAGCTCGTGCGCGGCTCCCAGAGCGCCCATGCCCCCTGCCATCACGCGTTCCCCCCTGCCCATCTCCCGCCACGCGCCGCCGAGCTGTTGTTTCGGGCTCTTGACCAGCGCCGCCACGGGTTGAGTAGCTGCGGCTGTTGCGCCGCGCACAGAACGTCCCGCACTAGCGCCTAGCCGTTCGCCCAGATCTTCCACTACACGCTCCGACAGGCTCTTCCCCACAAGCCCTTGTCCTTTTCGGGCAGCGATAGACTTGTCGACTCCGCGAAGGTAGCTAGGGCCGCCCTTTGCCCTAGAAATCGCACCCGCGCCCGCGACCAGGCCGCCCCCGATAACGCCGCCCTTCGCTGCCCGGACCGCACGGTCCTTCATGGAGGCGCCTTCCCCTGCAGTAGCAGCTCCCGCTGCTGCGCCGGTAACGGCCCCCGCTCCCGTAATTGCATGGCGAAGGGTAGGAATAGTGGCCCGCCCCAGTGCTCGGTGAACGAACGGAGCGGCCTTGCGAGCTGCGTGGCCCCCCAACCGAGCTCCCGCGGCTCCCGCCCGCGCTACAGCCTGCTCTACTCCCGCCGTCTTCTGCACGTGTCGAGTGGTGGCCGCAAGTAGGGGTGTAGCAATCATGCGGCCCTTCCTCGAGCAGCGCTACGCGCTCGGTCCAGATAAGCCAACGCCGCGATCACCCGCGCTGCGCAGATGTCGGTACGCGTCTCGTGTAACGTGACGTTTCGGCCAGAGCGAAGCTCGTCCACGCGCTTCTTGACCTTTGCAGTGGGGTTGGCCTCGAAGACCTCCAAGTTCTGCGCATCTTTCAGATACGCAGGGTTCGGCCGCCATGACGTGAGCTGCAGCGCACCCCCCACCATGAACCGCTCGGAGCACACGTCGCACACCCCGTCGCCGAAGACGATGTCTCCCTCGTTCCCACACTCCCTACACCGGTACTGCTTACCTGCAGCCAGGTCGGCAGCGAACTCCAGGGGAGCGGGCAAGTACCAGATGCTCGCCTGTTTGGCCTGCGCCGCAACAAACCGCGCCACCTCTTCCGAGAACTTCGGAAGATGAGACAGGGTACCGAGTTCCTTTCGGACGGCAGTAGCGACGTCAACGGCCATCATCATCTGGCCCACCGACAGTTCGTGTAGGTCGTACGCAGACGGCGCGTCCCCGTTCAGTGCTTGCGTCAGGAAATGGAAGTGCTCCCACGAAGTCCAGAACTCGTCCCGCGTCGCCACCGCTGCCGCGGCCATGGACTTACGGAGGGCCGAGTTAGCGGGGGCCGCTCCAAGGTCCTGCTCCAAAGTTTGCCGGAGGGTGGGGCGTGCCCATTCCATCCACTCTGCTCCGTACCTCTTCGTAAGGGCCCGAAGGAGCACAAGAGGGTGAGCTTGGTCGTTGGTAAACGAAGTCAAGCGGGACCCACTACGTCAGGATGTTGCCGTCGTCGCTATAGCCAGACTGTGTTGCCAGGCGCGCTACGAGGATCTTCTGCTCTCGCGGGAGAGCTTCGAATGTCTTGAGCGGGGCAAGACGGAAGGCAGTTACGGTCTTGCCGATGAACAAGTCGCCCATGGCGAAGGTCGACGCGGGGGATGCTGCGAACTGCTGTAGCTGCCTTCCGTTTACGTAGTGGCCCCCGTCAATCCACGAGTACTCCGCCTCTTTCTCGATGCCGTACACACACCGGTAGGGGTCGTGCATTCGATTGCCGTAGCAGTCGGGGACCACGAAACCGCTGGCCTCGTCGAGGATGTGAATCGCCTCGACCGCGTCTTCGGGATCGAGTGCGCCGGCCTTGGCCATCTCTCCTACACGGACGTAGTCTGCCGCCACCTCAGCCGTCTTCGCGTAGCTCCGTGCACGGACTGCCATCTCGTCGCGAATGTGCGGGCCGGCTCCGTGCCCCATGTACTCCTGAATCTTCTCGGGGATCCCCACAAGTCCCGCGAGCTTCTCCACCTCGAGGGCAGCGCAACGGCGGTCGTATCCCGACAGGTAGTCCCAGCCTTCCGCCATCTGCGCCACCTTGTCGAACGCCGCCATCTTGGCGGGAGCCGGAGAGGGCAATGGAGCAAAGTCCCTTCGAGAGACCACTACCCTTCGGGAATCTGGGGCTGATGCCGTCTTTCCAAAGGAGGGCTTCTTGGAGATCTTATTTCCGGAGACGAAGGGTTCCAGGTCGTAGTGCCGCTGGAAATCCTGCTTCGTAATCGTGCCCGCCTTGAACGCCTCCAGTAGAGTACTCGCCACCGAGAGGCGGGTATATGGCCCCTGTGGATCGTGCTTCCGGACTGCTGCCTGCATCTTGGGCGGGAGGTTCTGAAGCTGGTAGGGCTCCCTACCCTTTGCCGACTGCGCAACCATCGTGCGAGCCTGCGAGGTTAGTACCTTACCCGCAGTTAGAAGGCCCACGGCGATGAAGGTAGCTAGGATGCCGTACTCGATCGCGGTGGCCGCCTCCTTCTGGGCGAGCGACACAACTCGAGGGAACGAACCACGCACGTCCAGCCCCTGCTCTGCTGCAATCGTTACGAGATTAGCGGCAGCTACTTTCTCCGCCCCAGCAGGTAGGCCATGGTCGCCATTTTCCAGGTACCATAAGGACATCCACGTACTGGCCTCGTCGTAGCACGCGAACTTGGGGTGCTCGGAGAACCCATCGTCCCTGTCTACCAGGATCAGGGCGTAGTCACGAAGGCCGAGGTCCGTCCTCTCCTTCGCTTGCCCTGTTTTCAGCAGCTCTGGGAGGGCCTCTCCGGCCGCCAGGAACGCAGTACCGCGATCGTCGTGGAAATCGATCACTCTCATCGTGAAACCCCCTTGGGCGCTACAAACCCTAACATAGTCCGGCATAAGGACCAGGGACCACCCAAGACGTTAGGAGGCCGCCATACGTGGACGAAGAAGAAGTTCCTGATTGCTTTACCGAGTTCGAGTCCGACCACCCCGAGTGTGGTCGATGTCTAGTTCGCACTGCATGTCGAGAAGAATGGAGACGAGACCGCCGCGCGGGGCTCCGCACCCGGACGCGACGAAACCGCGGAACGGTTCGCACGACGAACAAACCCCGCAGCGAGACGGAGCGGACAGAGGTAGACAGGGACGTAGGATTCCTCCAAACCTTAGGCTACAACGGGATTCTGGAGGGGGTCACCGCCTTCTTCCAGGAGCTGTTCCGCGCCGCGACGTCCATCCCTCGCATAGGGTACCCGAACCCCTGGGGAGAGGACGACGACGAATGAGCGACCTACTACGGCTGGAGCCCGGAATAGGGGCGCTGACAGCGAACCTATTTCTTCCGAAGGAGCTAGTAGTAGAGGAAGCTGTCCGGGCTCAGCTCACCTTCGGCGACGGTGATGACAAGATCACCCTTGTACGTAATCACCCCCACCATCTGGAAGTTCCGCGGAACGCCTTCTCGCTGGCCCAGATGGCGGAGTTGGAGATCCCCGTACGAGACCTCCGCCCAAAGACCTACGCTCCCGTGGCCCTTACGCCAAGTTCGGGGTTCTCCTTACGTACGGAACAGCGTCCTGCCATCGACACGCTGGTTCGCCACGGAGGGGACGCCACCCTGAACTTGGCTACGGGGAGGGGGAAGACAGTGATGGCATGGTTCCGCGCAGCTCAGATCGGCGGACCCGTGCTCTTTGTCGCCCCCCAGAAGGCTCACCTGGCCAACGCCCTCAAGGAACTCAAGGAGTTCTTCGACTTCCAGGGGAGCGTTGGTTGGATGGCGGGGGGCAAGTTCGAGTGGGAGTGCGACGTCGTCGTGAGCACTGTACAAATGCTGGCGAGGTTCGCCCAAGAGGGCCGCTTGCCGCCCGAGTTCTACCGTCGCTTCGCTTTGGCGATCTACGACGAAGCTCATCACATGTCCGCCGCTTTCTTCTCGAGAGCAGCGGACGTGTGCCAGGGCACGCGCCTGGCGTTGACTGCGACCGCGCGGCGCCGAGACGAGAAGCAGGGCGTGTTCTTCGCGCATCTGGGCCCGATAGTGTACTCAGACGTCGAGCCGGACATGGTACCCATCGTGCACATCATGCCGCTGGACACCGAGTTCACGCCCGATGAGTACGCCGAGTGCCTGGACTGCACAGGGAACGAGCACTTGGGGATGATGTACAAGGTGCTGGGGGGCTTGACCGCGCGGAACAACCGTATCTGCGCTGCTCTCCAGGCGGACCTGGACGCCGGACGGGTCATCTACGCGCTGACCCACTCGCCGGACCACGCTCAGGCTCTACACGCCCGCTTCCCTACCGCGGGCATCATCTTAGAGAACATGGGGCATGAGGAGCGGCTCCGGCAGCTCAATCTGGCCCAGCTGACCATTACCACCTACGGGATCGGTGCGGAGTCGTACAACCGCAAGGACCTGGACTGCGTACACCATTGCACCCCTCCCGGGGCGCGAGACGGGGTAGCTATCCAGTTCGACCAAGGGTCTGGCCGCGGGTTGCGCTTTCTGGAGGGGAAGCCGACCCCGCTGGTTCGCGTGTGGTGGGACCGTACCGTGCCCATCCTCAATGGGCTGGTGTGGGGGCTCATCCATCACTCCCGTGGGCGAGGGTGGGAGGTCCAAGGTGTCACGTCCGGAAGAACCAAACGGAGGCTGACGATATGAAGCAACCAACTAGAGGAGTAGATGCTCTGCGCAACCTCCTCGACGAGTACGAGACGTGCGAGGCGTGTCCCGCCCTGTGTGCTGCGCGCACCGCCCCCGTGTTCGGGGACGGGACCGCATCGGGGCCGATCTTGGTCGTAGGCGGGGCCCCGGGGGAAGAAGAGGACGCCACCGGTATCCCTTTCTGGGGGTCCTCGGGGCGGCTGATGATGGAGCTATTTCGGCTGGCATGGCCAGATCGCGCAGCCATCGAAGTTCTCGACGAACTGTGGGACCACGGACCTTCGTCGCTGAACACTGAGTACTGGGAAGAGCTACGAGACTACCTGAACCAGTTCGTCTTCTGGACCAACATCGTCTTGTGCCGCGCAGAGGCAGACGACAGCGACCGAAGGAAGCGAATCCGGCCCCCCAGTAAGGGGGAGATCAAGGCCTGCCGCGACCGCCTGTTGCGCACTATCTACGCAGTGGACCCGTTGTTGATTATCGCCACGGGGAAACAAGCAGCGTCGGCACTAGTGGGCAAGTCTGTCCACATCACCAAGACCAACGGGAGGTACTACGACCTTCCCTTCCCTTCTCCCGTCACGGGAGACCCCGTTCGCTATACCGTGTTGACGTTGATTGGCCCGGCCTATCTGAAGCAGCGAGGGGAATCCCCCCGACTGATGGAAGAGGGCCGCGGAGCAACCTACGACACATTCATCCGTCTCCAAGAGGCCCTAGAAATAGTGGACCTGGCCGGAGCGATGCAAGGGCAAGGGCCCCTGCTAGAAGAGGACACCGCATGAAGGAAAACAAAGAGGCCGAAGCAGTAGAGCTGATCGAAGAGTACGTCGAGACCATCGCAACCGTGCGCGGGATCGACGCAGAGATGGAAGAAGCCTTCCCCGAAGAGTGGGACTTGCGCGCCCGCGCCCTGGTGCGGCTTCCGAAGCTGGAAGGTCTGATGAAGACCGCTATCCGGAACTCGAAGCAGAGCTCCATTCAGTTCGGCGACCATTCGTTCACGACGCGGGGAGTGAGCAAGACCAGCGCTGCGCTGGAGGACATCGTCGAAACTGCGGAGCAGCGTGGGGACATCGATGACCTCCTTCGCTGCGGGTTCCTGGAGTTCAAGGTTGTCCCGGGCCAGCTCGAGCGGCTGCCGAAGGCGCTACGCGTCGTGTACGCGGAATTCATCAAGAAGACCGAAGGCACTACTCAGGTCTTCATCCCCAAAGCACTCAAGCTCTAGTTGGTTGGCACCATCCGAGCGGAGGTGCGGCGCCCGGGGGAGCCTGCGGCGCTCCTCGAGGTGCTCGACGTTCGTGCGTACTGCAAGGAGGAACTGAACGTGTCCAATAGCGAAATCGAAGATCTAGTCGGAGACGGGTTGGCCCGCGTGGTGGTGTCCTTGGAGCGGTCCGATAAGTCGTACGGAAATGGCGTGTCGGTGTTCTGTTCTGCTGCCCTGACGTGCAACCAAGACGCCGAGACCGTGGCGCAGGCGCAGGACTGGGCGCTAGGACTTGTCTCCGGGTTCCTCCCTGACGCGGTAGAGACTGCGCTGGGGATGTTCCCGCCGGGCGAACCCAGTTCCTTCGCCGAGGAGGCGCCGAGGAGAGAAACTCCGTCCCCGAAGACGGCACCGAGCAAGAAGAAGCGAAGGAGGCGTTCCCGTGGATGATGGCGTCTCCGTGAACATCGGGCACGTGGAAGCGGTATTCGGGCCGGATGGCGCAGGCGGCATTCGCGTTCAGTACGCGGTCTTGCTGCACAACAAGCAATTCTCGGGACCCATGGGACGGGGCGAGGTGGACCTGACAGGGGAGGACAGCAAGGAGCTTCAGGAGGCGCTGGCGGTCCTCCACTCTACTGCCGAACGGCTCCTCCATACCCGTCTCGGCCTTCAGGAAGAGCGGTACCCCCTAGACGACAACGAGCTGGAAGATGAGGAGCTGTAGATATGGCCCATGTGGAGATCGAGCTCATCTCGAACATCGTGGAGCGAGGAGATTGGCGTGCCGTAACTGACGCAGACCTCATCCCCGACCACTTCCTGACCCCAGAAGGTTTCGAGGTCTTCGGGTGGTTGTTCGAAGAGTACGGGGGGTCTCGAGAGGTTCCCAGTCGACAACGACTTCGTCGGAAGTTCCCCAACTTCGAGTTCTGCACGACGAGAGACCCCATCAAGATCTTGATTCGAGAGGTCCGCCAGAACCATATCCGGGCTGACCTTACTGAGATCCTCGAGGAGATCAACTCCGCTCTTGGCGAAGGAGAGGACCCCGCCGAGCTCCTTTCCCTGCACCTGGGAGAGCTGCGCAACCTAACGGTGGAGTACTCCGAGCCCGACGGGGTGCTGATGGGGCGCTCAGCCGAAGCCATGATGGCTGAGTACAAGCTCACCAAAGAGTCCGGAGGTGTGCTGGGGATCCCCTTCCCCTGGGAGCCGTTGAACCGCGCCACCGGGGGAATGCAGAACGGGCAGTTCATCGTGATCTACGCCCGCCCCAAGAACATGAAGACGTTCCTCCTGTGCATCACTGCGGTAACCGCGTACCTCCTCCACGGAAGGCGGGTCGTTGTCTACTCCAAAGAGATGACCATCCAGCAGCTACGGCGACGCTGTGCCGCCATGATCTGCAAGCTGGACGACCGGGAGATTCGAACCGGGCAGCTAAGCCCCGAGGACGAAGAGTACTACTTCGACATGCTCTTCGACCTGGAGGAGCTTGAGCAAGAGAGCGCCCTAGAAGGTCGACGCGAACCTGGCCTACTCTTTCTCTCCGATAAGGGGGTGAAAGGCGGCTCCACCGTAGAGAGCCTCCGAGCTCGGATCGAGAAGTTCGACCCGGACCTGCTATGCGCGGACGGGTTCTACCTGATGCGAGACGGGCGCTCTGGGAAGAGAAACCGGGAGTGGACCACCGTCGGCAACGTCAGCGGGGACCTGAAGGAGCTCGCCCTAGAGATGGACATTCCTGTCCTCGGTACTACCCAAGCCAATCGCGAAGCCGCCAAGAGCTATGGCGACGACTTGGCCGAAGTAGCATTCGCGGACGCCATTGCACAGGACGCAGACGTGGTCATGCGCTGCGTGAAAGGGAAGGCGCCAGAAGGAACGCCCGAGGTCCTAATCACCTTTCCAGGTGTACGGGATGCGGAAATCGCGCCCTTCACGATCAACGCAGTCCCCGGCAGAGACTTCAGCGTGCGGCGCACGTCGGTCAACGTGAAGGACTTCATTGACCACGCCAAGAGGGCTTACCTGGAGGACCAAGGAGTGAGCAAAGAAGAAGCGCCCAAGGTCGAGGAGAAGAAGCGGACGAAGAAGCCCAGAAAGGCGGCCAAGAAAGGCCGAATCCGCGCTTGAGTTCGACGGTACGGGAGGTATTCGAGCAGTACATGACGATCCGAGGCAACGCCTCGTCAGGGAACGTGCTCGCCTTCTGTCCGCTACACGGAGAGAGCCCGGGGTCATCTACCCCTTCCTTGAGCCTAAACCTAGATACGGGACAGTGGCATTGCTTCGCCGGGTGCGGCGGGGGCAGCATGCGCAGTCTTCTTGTAGAGGTCGCGTCTAAGCCGACCGCAGCGCGTATCTGGGAACGGATGCAGCCTCAGCTAAAGAGGTCGTCCGCTCGAGCTGCGCGTAAGAAGAAAGAAGTCGGGAACTTCCGAACAGCCAATCCGTTACCAGAGCGCATACTAGGGCTGTTCGAACAGTGCCCACAAGAACTACTGGACGCGGGGTTCGACCCTGACGTCCTATGGTCTCATGATATCGGAGTAGACCTCCAGCGAGACCGAATCACCTTCCCCATTCGCGACGTCGATGGGTACCTGGCGGCTATCGTCGGACGCAACCGGGGTAACCGGTGGCCGAAGTACAAACTGTACACCGACGGAGACGGCGGGGAACTCACCGAGATGGGGTACAAGCAGTGCGCGTTCAACAACCGAGATTTGGTCTGGCGCTGCGAGCACATCTACGCTTCTGCGTTCGTAGGAGGCGCGCGCCCCACCATCTATGTGGCCGAAGGGTACAAGGCGGCACTGTGGTTGGTCCAGCACGGGTACGAGATGACCGGTGCGCTAATGGGATCGTCCATAACTAGGCCTCAAAGGACCTTTCTGGAGCGAATGGGAGGTACCGTTGTTCTCTGCCTTGACGCAGGTCGAGCAGGTGTACGCGGTACGTACAAAATCGGCTATAGTCTTCGCGGAATGGATGTCCGAGTTCTCAGATATCCAGACCACACGGAGGTAGATCTTCAGCCGGATGACCTTTCAGAAGAAGACCTACATCAATCAATCGCAACAACGCTCAGCTTCCCGGAATGGGAGTCCCGACAACCAAGAGCCCTCGTAGGTGATCTACGAGAGTATCGAAAGAGGTTCGGACCACGAGCGAAAAGAGGGCCGTATGGCAAAGCACAAGACCGTAGACGTTAGACAATCCGTGCGCCGAGAGCGCACAAGCAAGGGCCGTGGAAAGGGGTGGCGCGGAGGATGGCGCGACCGCATCGATGTCCCCCGGGGGGCTGCGGAGGACTTCCTCCTCGTTCCGGGAACGTACCCGGACCGACGCCCCGAAGAGGTGGAAAAGAACGACGGAGTGGAGCCTCACCTGGCCTACTACGCCTTCCACCAACACAAGGTGCTCCCCGCAGGGAGGAAGTACCCGTGGCGCACCACGTGCCACGAGTTCCACGATGGCAGCCCATGCGTGGCATGTCTGGCGAAGACCGAGGGAAGCTCCCAGGTAGATGGCCGTCGCCGCGCCAACCAGGGGAAGCCGTCCTCTTTCGCGATCAACACACTTCACCTGGACCTGTACACCCAGGTCGAGGCCACCGACAAGGACGGAAACGTCCGGTGCTGGGAACGGGACATCCCCGACCGCGACATCAAGCGCGGCGACCCCATCATGGAGTGGAAGAAGGTGGAGGTGATCCGCGACCGCAAGGACATCCTGCGGAACATCGAAGACTTGGTGGACGACGAAGAAGTTCGCCAAGTGAAGAAGGGCTACCTGGAGGTCGGCAAGAACCACTTGGCGTGCATCGAAGCCACCGACCGGAAAGCTGCCGAGCTCTGCAAGTGCGGGGGTCGCCTCGAGATCGACTACTTCTACTGCGCTACCTGCGAAGAGCCGCTTCTCGAGATGGACGACGCCGACATGACGCGCGAACAGGTGTGGGAGTACGAAGGCAAGGAACAGTCCTGCTCCGAGTGCACCGAACGCGGCTTCCCCCGTGTGGGCTACCTCTGCTCGGACTGCGGGGACCCTGTCCCCTACCGGTGGTTCGAAGTCGTTGCCTCGCTCATCAAGACCGGTGAGCGCGCCGCGACGATCATCGAAGTGAAGAAGGTCACTCCTCTCGACGAGTACGTCCTCCCGGACGACACCTACCTCATCGAGATGACGGAGAATGACGAGGGGGCAGACGTCCCCGTACTGGATGACGACGGTGACTTCATCTTCGTGGAGGACGTGAAGGCATACGTCGAGAACCAGTTCAACTTCAAGCAGATCTTCGAGCCCCGGTCCAACGACGACATCGCCTCTTGGCTGGGCCGCCCCAACCCCTTCCGAGCGGCTACTGCCCGGAGGTACGAGGACATCCGCAAACGGGCGGCCGATAAAGGCAGTGATGACTCCGATGACTCCGACGACGACACCAAGTCTTCTCGGAGGCGCGGAAAGCCTGCGCGCAAGTCCACCAAGCGCCGGGGTCGCCGGGCGTAACGCCGCTTCCCCCTAAATTCCTACCCGCAGCGGGGGCCTTTGCCCCCGCTGCGCTGGAGCCCCTATGACCCGACGTTCCTCGTCGTTCGTCCGGACGCCTCCCCCGATGTACATCGAGGACAAGGAAGAGGCAGAGAACTGGGCAGAGTACTTCGGGAGCCTTCCCGTGTACGGCTACGATACAGAGACGACAGGCCTCGACCCTATCAAGACCCGCATTCGCTTCTTCTCCTTTAGCGACCACGATGTCCGCATCGCGGGCCCCGTCCGGCTTCTTGAGGTCTTTCGAGACACACTAGAAGACCCAGAGGTCGCCAAGCGGATGACCAACGCCAAGGTCGACCTTCACTGGACCGCGAACCACGGCATCATCATCCGCGGCCCCATCGAAGACACTATCCCCGCGGATTGGCTCTTCGACGAGAATCGGATCGGACGACACGGGCTGAAAGACTGCGCCCGCGACCATCTTGGCCTACGCATGAGCCCGTTCAAGCAAGTGTTCGGCAACGTGGGGAAGACCGACAACGAAGTGCGGATGCTGTGCCGCATCCACGACATTCTCGAAGGACGTCGCTCCGACGAGGCCAGTGACGTCCTTGTAGCTCTGGGGAAGGCTACCGGGGACGAGCAGGTAATCAAGATCCTGCAGAAGCTGCACAAGTCCGTGGACGCGGGTTTCGTGCTGAAGAACAAGCAGCTGCTGAAAATGGCACGAGACACGGAACTAGCCGCCCGAACTACGGGCAAGGCCGGGTACATTCTCGACTTCCTCAATTTGGTGGGAGACGTTGGCCACATGCCGGCAGCGGAAAGAGAGTCCCTTCGAAAGTGGTGGGACGACCCCGAGCTCGCGAAGGAGGCCCACGAGGTTCTGCAGTACCGTCTCCGGAAGAGAATCCAGATCGATAGAGACCCCCTCGACTACCTTCGGTTGATCGTCGGGGACTACGCCTCGCTTGACGCCTGGTCATCCAATGCGCTGGTAGAGCAGGTGTATCAGTCGGCGCTGAGTGCCGTCTCTATCGGCTTCGACGAAGAGGAAGAGGAGGAAGTGACGCTCCTCGACTTCTACGAGAACACGTCCAAGCCCTTCACTCGCGTTCTGTGGAACATGGAACGACGGGGGATGTCGATCGATCTAGAGGCCGCTGCCGAACTCGAGCGCCCCATGCGAGAGGCAATGGGCAAAGTGGAACGGAAGATCATCAAGGCTGCGGGCGCCGACATCAACGTCAACAGCACCAAGGATCTCCTAGCGCTTCTATTCACCTACGACGAAGCAACGGACACGTGGCTAGACCCCTTCGGAGACCCTCCGGTCCACATGACCTCCGGCGGGGAAAGCGGAATCAAGAAACCGTCTACGAAAGCCGCTGTGCTGGAGGGCTTCGCAGAGCGCGGCCTTCAGGTGGCCAAGGACATCGTCGAGTTCCGCAAGCTCGCCAAGCTTCATGGAACCTACGTCGATAAGGTCCGGGATTGGGTAGACCTTCGTGGGAGAGCACACACCTCCCTGAACCAGTCCGGCACTGTGTCGGGGCGACTGAGTTCTAGCAAGCCCAACCTGCAGAATATCCCCGCGAAGGGAGAGGCGGGGCGCCAGATTAGGCAGCTGTTCGTCGCAGGAACGTGGGGGGTTTGCGACCCTCAGTGGTGCATGGACGAGCTGGTGGACGTACCAGTTCCTTCCCTGCCTGACGACTTCCCCATGACCCTGATTGTCGCCGACTACAAACAGCTCGAGATGCGCATCATGGCGCACTTCTGCCTCCACCGGAACATGGCGGTCACACTAGCGGGCGGCGGCAAGATGCCTATCGGGCAGATGGTTAGGGATGAGTGGTGCGGTGAAGTTGAAAGCTACAACTTCGAGACCGGAGAGAAAATCCCCTGTGCAGTAGTAGCTCACTTCAAGAACGGGGCACCCGTACGGCACGCCCCCTATCGAGGAGGGCTGCGTCCTGAAGACTGGACCGTTCTTCGCCACGAAGGGGCTCCCTGGATGAAGCTCATCGCCACAGACGAGCACTACATCTACCGCCCTAACGGAGCTAGGTCTCAACTCAAAGATCTCAAGATCGGGGACAGTATCCTCTTTGACTCCCCGAATCTACAAGGAGGAGCTTTTCAGATGGTTCTCGGATCTCTGTTAGGGGACGGGAACTTTAAGAAGGGAAGGTCAAAGACCAGCGAGGGCACTTTCCACGGGGCCTCCTTCTACCACAGCAACAAACAAGAAGCCTATTTCCGCTTCAAGGAGGGGGTCCTAGCTCCCTGGACAACTCGTATTGGGCACGACGGAAAGATGCATAGGGGTCATCTTCGCGCGTCCTTCCAGCTCGAAAGACTTTGGGATGCGATGTATAAGGGCGGAAAGAAGTGCCCTACGATCGCAGCCCTAATGCGGCTGGACCCCCGAGGGCTGGCCATCTGGTATGCGGACGACGGAAATCTATCTAGGGACTCACGCTGCCAAGACCCGACCAAGGGTTTCTGCGCCAGTATCGCCAACGTACGAATTACGGAAGAGGAGGTAGACTTCCTCGGCTCTCTGTTCGACCTTCCCTTCAGAAAGTGGAAAAACGGATTCGGGGTCTGCGGAGAGAATGCCGAGAAGTTCCTTCGTTTGATCGAGCCACATATGCCCGCCTCGATGAAGTACAAGGTGCCTGAACACCTACGGACAGAAGAAACCTCCGGCTGGGATGAGTCAGTCTCCCCTGTCACTCCTGTCAAGATTATCGAGAAGAGAGCAGGGAGAGCGGGGGAGGCGCAGATGGGCTGTGGCGCCGGTTCCAAATACGACATCACAGTAGAAGAAAGCCACAAGTACTTCGCTCAGGGCCTTCTGGTCTCGAATAGTGGCGACCCGAGCATGATCGACGCCATCCGCAACGGGCAAGACCTGCACTGCAAGACTGCTGAACGCGCTGCGGGGTACGACTACGAGGATGTCGTAGAGGCCAAGAAGGCCGTAGACGGCGACCTAGACCGAGAGGCGACCCCTCGAGACTACGAACTGGTCGGCGTACGCTCGAACATGAAGGCGGTAGGCTTCGGCCTTATCTACGGAATCGGAGCGGTCAAGCTGGGAAGACAGCTGGGCTTCCCGGTCTCCGAGAGTCTCTCGAAACGAGCAGGACGGGTCTTCTTCAAGTGCCCCAAAGCCGAGGAGACCATCAAGAGCTACTTCTCCGCCTACCCCTACGTCAAAGAGTGGATTGACCAGACCCACGAAGACTGTGCGAACCACCTCTTCGTGCAGACCTATACGGGACGCTTCCGGCGCCTACCAGACATCGATTCTTCGGAGCGGGGCCTTCAGGCCATGGCGCGGCGCCAGTCCGTCAACTCCATCATTCAGGGTTCGGCGGCGGACCTGACCAACGAAGCCATGATTCGGTGCGAGTCCGACCCCGAGCTCCGCCGTCTGGGCGTCCGAATGCTTCTCCAGGTCCACGATGAGCTGGTGTTCGAGGTTCCTGATGACCCCAAGTTCATCGAGCCCGCCAAGAAGCGGATCAAGGAGCTCATGGAGTACCTCGACGACCTCGAGGTGCCAATCGAAATCTCCATGGGCACTGGCGCTAACTGGGAGGACGCCAAGTAATGGCTGCACTGACTACCCGCAGGCTGGTCGACCTATTGACCGAGAGGACTGGCTATCCGCGCCCCATGGTGCAGCACATGGTGGACGCGATGGCGGAGGTCGTGGCGACAGGACTCCGGAACGGCGCAGACATTCGGTTTGCGCGGCTCTTTCGTATCCGCGTCGAGACTCGAGTGGTCGCGCCAAGACTCAGGGGGCAGGCTATGCCCAAGGTACGGAAGGCTGTACTGAGCATCAAGCCCGCGAAGGCCTTCCGTAAGGAAATGGATTCATGGACAAGTTTGGCGTCGTCACTACCGACGAACACACCAAAGTAGGGGGAGGTTTGCCCTCCACCTGCCCCCGTTGCTCCTCTGGCTCTGTCAGTTGGAGCGGCACTGTACCCTTCTGCCGCACTTGCGGCACGGAACCCTGGGAGCCCCATGGCAGCCAAGAGAGCAGCAAAAAAGTCAACAAAGAAAGGCGATAGCACCACTGCTGACATCGTAGCGGTACTTCAGTCGAAGTACCCCGGCAAGGTGTTCACTTCGCAGCAGTACACCTCGCCTTGGATGCTGCGCCGATACCCCAGTGGGGTCGTAGGCCTGGACATCGCACTCAGCGGGGGCTTCCCCGCAGGCGGGCTCTCGGTAATCACCGCCGAGCCGGGGGTAGGCAAGAACTACTTGGCCAACTGCGTCATCGCCTACGCACAGAAGACCTGGGGAGACGATCTGGCGGTCGGATGCGTAGGTACCGAGATGCCCTACGACAAGAGCCAGGCACGGTTCTCTGGCGTGCGCATTGCCTACTCTCCCCAGGAGATCGAAGGTCTTCGTGCCGGATACGAAGAGTTCGGGCTCGAACTCAGCAAGGAAGAGGCGGCGGAGCTCCAGACACAGGTCGGCACCTTCGTCATCGTGCCCCCTGACGTCGCCGAACGCCAATTCAACGTCGCACTCGACATGGTCCGTAGTCGTAAGTTCCACATCGTCTTGATCGACTCCTTCGGCTCCCTACTCTTGGGGGAGGACAAGGAGAAAGACATGGACGACAACGACCGGATGGCGGGCCCTGCCATGCTGAACTCCCGCTTCGCTACTCGACTGAACGAGGCTCTTTCGCTGGATGATGATGGCAACCCCAACCTCACCTGCGTCCTGGGCATCAACCAAGTCCGCGACAACATGAAGCGCATGAACCCGAACTCCCCTACCAAGAAGGAGAGCGGGGGATGGGCGCTGAAGCATGCACGCTGGGTGACGGTGAACCTCACTCGCGTCGGGTGGCTCTCTGACCCGAAGAACACCAAGCGCCGACTCGGGAAAGACATCCGCTGGGAAATCACCAAGCAAAAGGCGGGGGGCCACGACGGGCATGTCGGCTTCTTCCACTACATGATGGAGTCGGGGTGCAACTTCGGACTGGCGCTCGTCAAGGCGGCCCTGGAGTACGGAATCGTCATCAAATCGGGGAACACCTACACCATCGACGATGAAGACGAGACCCTCCTGAGCACATCAGGAGCCCGTGGGAAGGGGATCAAGAACGCAGGTGCTTACGTCAACCAGGACCCCGAGCTCGGCGCGTGGCTGTACAAGGAAGTCCTCCGAGAAGCGGGGGTGAGATGTCAGACGAGGTGACGTGCCCGTGCTGCGACAGTAACGACGCCTACGCCCTCAACGGCCGTGCGGAGCAGTTCAGGTGCGCGGTCTGCGACGAGACGTTTGAGCTGCCCCGGAAATCTGCCACAAGGAAGAAGCGGGCGCAGATTCAGGACAGCCAGCGTAGGGCCAAGAGCCAGGAGCGCTGGAACGCACGGAAGCTCGGGGGGCGCACTACGCGTGCCTCGGGCGCCCTCGAGGGCGATAAGGCGGACGTGACCACGTCCAAATACGGGGAGGTCGCCAGCGGCATTCGAATGGAGTGCAAGAGCACCCGCAAGGCTAGCTACTCTCTCACCCTGGCGAACCTCCGGAAACTACAAACCGAGTGCGAGGATGATGAGATCCCCGTCTTCGCCGTGCAATTCGTGCAGGGAGACGTGAGGCAGTCCTTCTACATCCTTCCTGAGGGCCATGCCCTTGAGCTGTTGGAGCAGCTAGATGATTGAAATTCTGACGCGGGACGACCTGTCCCTCTACCCGGCCGAGTTCATTGAAGAAGTACGCAACGCGATCAGCATCCGTTCGCTGATCCGCCGCCAGGGGGAGATCGACGGACAACAGGTGGGCGTGACCCTCGAAGAATACCGCGACTTCATGGAGGAGCGGGTCCCGGAGCCGTGCCCGAGATGTCACGGTAAGGGGGAGGTCCTTCCGAGCCTTCGAGGAGTGGGGACCATCCACCCCTCGGGCGCATCTCGCTGCACCCTTCGGCTCTTCAAGGACGTGATGGGGGCCGACCGCCCTCGCGAGGAGATCTCCCTCTCGTTGATGATCACCTTCGAGATAGGTCACGCGGTACACGCCCTCCTACAGCGCACGCTACACAACGCGGCCAACTGGGACCTGAAGGAAGAGATTGAAAAGCGCCGAGGGACGGCGAACAAGCTGCGACTCAAGACGCACACGCAGTGGATGGATTCCCTATCCTTGGAGTTCCAGGACGAAGTTCGAGTGCAGATTATCGAGGCAATGGTCGACGGGGGCCGGACCGACGGCGTCATCGAGGTCACTCTCTGGGTAGGTAGCCAAGAGGTCCGTGTACGGATTGTCTTGGAGATCAAGACGATGAGCGAGAAGCAGTTCATCAAGCTCACGAAGCCCAAGGACGCGCACCGGATTCAAGCACACGGGCTGTACGCCACGGCATGCGATGCCCCCTTCGTCTGCTACCTCTACGTCGTCAAGTCCTACCCTCACGACATCGAGGAGTTCGTCGAGACCTACGACTTCGATGTCTACAACACCTGGTATCGCAACAAGCTCGAACCGATCGAAGAGGCCATCGAGACGGGGACGGAGCCTGTGGCCACCGCAGGCAAATACGAGTGCGATGACTGTTCGTACAAACACGGCTGTGCCCAGCGTGCGGGGCGTACGACCAAGAGCCGACTGACGAGGTAACCATGGCAAGACCAAAGAAAGCCGCTAGTAGCGGATACGACTACGACATCGGAATCGAAGAGGGGATTGCCCAGTACCGAGAGGCATCCGAGAAGGCCAAGACCCGCGCCTCCCGGAAGGGTCTACTGGTCGACCGGGAGATCCCCCTCTACGAGGGTGACGAGTACTGCGGGCGTCTTCCCGCCAACTACGCGGACTTCGATCTCAACGACCTGTCCAAGCTCTTGGCGGTTACCACCGAGTGGGCAGGGTACGTCGAAGGGCTTCACCTCCAGGCCAAGGCTGAAAAGGGCAACCTCGAGAAGCAGCTGAAGCTGGCCAAGGCCAAGGTACGGAAGTCCAAGGTAGGGTCCAAGGACGAGAAAGAGGACGCTTCGATCTGCGACACTCGATACGTGGACGTCTCGGTTGGGCTCGAAGAGGTCCAAGAGTACGTAGCGATTGTCGAGGCCAACTACCTGGCTGCGAAGCGGGATCGTGAAGCCGTAAGCCGAATCGCTACCATGCGAGGGCAGCAGATGGAGCACGGTGCTCGAGTCAACAACGCGCAGTACGGAAACGAGCCGCGCAGCCCCCGGATGTCTGCCAAGACGCCCGCGGCACAGCGACGCCGGCCTCGCCGAAAGCGGGGAGGATGAGTGGACGTCCTGACACTAGAGTTCGACGAGCTGCCTCCGTCTGAAAACAAGATCAAAGCGATCGGGTGGTTCACTGCCGGCGGGCCCAGGAAAACAAAGAAGGCGCAGATCATCTACTCCCCTGCGGCGAAGAAGTACAAGGCCCGCTTCCTTGCTCACGCGAGAGCATCCTACTTCGCCGCGTTGACCAAGTTCGCGCGGACACACTCCCCTACGGACGTCTACACCGTAGAACTCGAGCTCGTGTTCCCGATGTGGGACGTACTGACAAAGGGATGGCTAAAGAAAGGGAAGGCTCGCGCTAAGACTCCCTACAAGAAAATGGACGGCCCTAACCGTCACAAGCTACTCCTAGACGCCTTCGCAGAGGCGTTAGGTATCGACGACTCCCTCAGTTTCGACCTACGCGTAACGAAGCTAGTGGCACGCGACGGAGAGGACGGGAAGCTCTTTTTGACGATAATTAGGAGCCGGCCCCAGGACTTTGGGGTCCCCTTATTCTTTCTGGAGGCGTAGCATGGCTCACCCCTTAGACCGCGTTAATACCTCCGAGCTACTACAGATGGTTCGCACGGCGGGGTTCGGCAACGCCGGCCCCGACCGAGAACGCGCCATCCAAACCCTGGAGCACGGGGACCCGCCGCTCAAGTGCGAGCTAGAGCGGTCCAGGGAACTAATGGAAATACACATTGAAAAGAACTTCAGCCGACTACGGACACAGCTACCGGGCTGCAACGGGAAGTGCGTTTCCTTCGGATGCCCGGTGCTGCGAGTAGTTCGCTGTTGGTGGGAGTTCCGAGACGACATGCTGTGACGGTCCCACACGACTGCCTCGGCTGCTCCCGTCTTCGGACCTGCAGCACCGCTACTGCTGCGATGATCCTCCAAGAAGAGGACTGTGCCCTCTACGACCCGGCCTCAATCCCGGTGTGCGAGGCCAGATACCGGGCTCTAGACACATTTAGTGCCTGGAGCCTATTGGCGAAGCCAAACCCCAACAAGACCCATGGAGAACCAAACATCATGGCACGAGAACGACGTTCCAAGCGCTCCCTCCTCCGTAAACTCGCCGTCGCGCATGGCCTGTACGACGACCCCTCCAAGGCGTTCCACGCCAGCGCTGCGCAGCAGATTGAGATCCTCGAGCCCATCTACGAGGACATCGCCGACGCAAGCCTCGACGACCTCGAGGGGATGATCGAAGAGGCCAAGGGGGCCAACGAGGGCGGCGATGCTCCCGCAACAAAGAAGAAGGCGCCAGCCAAGAAGGCAGCGGCGACCAAGAAGACCGGCGGGCGTCGAACCTCCCGGAAGGCGGCGAAGGCCCCCGAGCCGGAGCCGGAGCCGGAGCCGGAAGAGGAAGAAGAGAAGCCCAAGCGGCGAGCCAGTCGGCGGGCCGGCGGGCGTTCTCGCGGAGGGCGCAAGGGTGCCGCCACGAAGGCGCCGGCCGAGGCCCCTGCGGACGATGAAGGAACGGCAGCTCCCTCGGTCGACCTCTCTGAGGTGCTCGAGAAGCTGGACACCCTCGCCAAGCAGAACGAGCTGCTGACGGAAGCGGTGGCCAACGCAGAGACTATGATCACCCGGCTCGGCGCGGTGCTCACGATCACGTACAACGAGAACTTCGGCTACGACGAGGACGGCGAGGCGTTGGAAGACCTCCAGGTCGACAACATCTTGGAAGAAGACGACCTGCTCGGCATCTTCTACGGCGGTGACGCGGACTGACCTCGGGGGAGGGGGGCGTTAACCGCCCTCCCCCTGTCACCTTCGAGAAGCTGAAATCCCTGACTCGGGAAGAACTCTTGGAGCTCGCAGAGAAGGAATACGGCTTCTTCGTCGACGTCCATGCAGACCTGCCCGGCATGCTCGGGCATCTGCTACGAAACGCTCAGGGTTGATCCCTGGGCGTTTTTTAGCTGAGGGACGAAGCCCGATACCGGCGCTAATTGTCCATTTTAGGCTATGATTCGGTCATAAGAGTCCTGAAGCACAAAAACAGGAGTAATCTCATGCGCTTTATATTTTTGGTGATGGCTCTGGTGGCCTGTGCGCCAGGGTCCGTGGAGATCACTACGGGAGACTACGTGTCTCCCGAACTCGAGTCTCTTCGAGAAGAGGTCGACGACCTCCAGGAGATGGTCGGAGTCCTCCAAGAAGAAGGGGCCCCCATCTTCGCGGGAAACTGTATCAACCAGGACCCCATGATCATCGAGGAGGGGGTCCTCATGCTCGTCATCCCCTGCGGCCCCGCCCAGTCTATCTGGCTTCAGGGATTTGGAGTGGACGAATCGGGACTCTACCCCACGACAACAGACTCGTTTTGGTCGGTCTCTCCGGACGGGTCTATGTGGGTCGGTGAGCGTACCGAGGTCCATTTCCAGCTGCTGGTTCAGTATGAAGATGCACTCTTGTGCATCCCCTACGACTGTAGCGCAGACGACTGGGAGGTCCTGTCTAGCCCCCTGCAGTAGTTGCGGGGGTCTTCCCTTAGCTACCAACCGCCGCCGACCCGATCAGTGTCATACCCAATACGCATCCCGCGGAACTTGACGATGGGGGCCGCAGAGAGGCCAGCACCTACGATAGGGTTTCCCCCGGGGTTGGTGGCGTGGACCTGAAGCGTAGGGGTATTGAATCCCCCCTCGGCCCCAATAGTGGCTCCGGAGAGGAACCCCGCACTATTTCTATACTCATACTTCTCAGTAGTAGTGTCTTCGATGTCTCTTCGTCCGATAAAGAACTCGACCGTGAAGAAGTAATTGAAGTGGCGACGGTCCACGTAGAGCTTATCGAAGTCCCCGTGCCCCGTATCCAGGAGCAGGTTGGCTCCCCCCTGGGATGCGAACTCATCACCGTTT